TTCTTCTGCTTGCTCACCAAAACTGGGATATTTTGTTGCCAGCTTAAATAAGGCCTCGGAGTATTCCTGCGCCGATATCTTCCCAGCGTTGAATTGATTACGAATACCGCGCAACTCATGTTGCAAAGGTTTACCAAAACGTGAGAATTGATCCCAAAATCCACCGATGCCGCCAAACTTTAATTCCTTTTGTAGATCGATAATGTTTTCGCGTGCTGTTTCTAATTGTTTGGTGAAACGGTAAACACCTTCGCTTTCACTCAAAGCCTCGGTCATATCTTCCGCCGCCTTGGCTGTTTTGCCCAATTCCTCCTTTATTTCTTTTAACTCAACCGCATGATCCTTCGCCGCCTTTGCTGCGACATCATGTCCTGAGGCCAGTTTTAATATGGCGATACCCGCTAAAACAGCTAAACCCACAGGGCCGCCCACCAGCATAAGGGCTGTTCGGAAACCAACCATTGCCAGTGTTGCCAATTTAGTCGCGGCTTCCACCGCCACAAGGCGAAGGGCAAATGCCGTGGACAGACTTGCCGCCATACGAAGCCCAAATATCATGCCCGCATTACCAATAATGGCGGCGTTTAACATGGTCACTGCACCCGCCGCAGTGCGAGCAATAACAAGTCCGCCAATAGCGGTAACGGCTAAATCTGTATTCTCAATTAAAAAGGCAAGCCCATCTGCTGCTGTGGCAATCGCGTTTCCTAATGTTGCGCCCAGCTCTCTGGCTGAATCTTGAACAGCAGGATTTGACAAGGTTTGCGTTAAGGTACGATATCCATCAGTCACGCCAGATAAAAACCCACCCATCGCAACAGAGCGTTCAATTTCTAAAATAGCATTGTTAAAGCGATTCATTTCAGCCCGTGCATTTTTAGAGGCTTCAGGCACACCATTAGAAAATGTACGGCGAATTTCAGCAGCAAAACGCGGCAAAAACTCATCGGACACGAGCTTGCCTTGCTCCAGCATTTTATCCAGCTCAGCCGTCGTGATGCCCATACCACGCGCCGCCAATTGAAACGCGCCATATAAACGATCACCTAATTGCCCGCGCAACTCTTCTGCCTGCACTTTACCTTTGGACATGATCTGCCCAATGGCTTTCAAAGAGCCACTGGTTTGATCAACAGATAATTGCAATACCGTCGCGGCTTCTGCAATCGCTGTAAAGATATCCCGCGTCGGCTGGCCTTCTAAATTGGTATCTTTGGATGCTGCGGCAACCTGCATGTAAGACTTTGCTGTTTCCAGTAAGTTCAAACCCAACCGTTCGGACTCTGCTTCCAAAAAAGCCATTTCTGATGCCGCACCTTGGCTTGAGCCAGTAATGGCCTCTAGCGCAGTGCTTAATCCTTGAAAAGCAATACCTGTTTCATTGACAGAGCGAGCCGATCTTATAATGCCACCAACACCAGCATAAACGGCAACCAGACCAGCGGCTTGACGAAAGACAGAGTTAAGCGCACGCGCTGTTGTATCAACAGCCTTTAAACCCGCGCTTGCAGGTTTAGTGGAACGCTCAATCCGCTCAAAAGCCTTGCCGCCACTATTGCCAATACGCTGAAAGGTTTGCTCAACCTTCTTGCCATCGACAACCGCCAAGCGGATGCTCATGTTTTTTTGCGATGAACGCATTCACTATTCCTTGTTGTTTATTATTGCTTTGGTTAGGCCAGCACTTATGGCTGGTAGAAGCTCTGCCATGGCAGGTGTTTCGTAGCCGAGGGCTTGGGCGAGGATAAAAGCCTCTTGCAGAGGAAAAGCTCCTCTGATTTGAGAACTGATCTGGCAGGCAATATCCCATGCCTGCCAACCGTCTATCGTTTGCGGGGCGTTTTCTTCGAACGGGCAGTTTTTGCAGATTTGGGGGCAGTTTTTGCAGTATTCTGCGCCGTCGCCGAAGTGCCATTCAGTGCGGCGCTCAAGTCTTTTTTTTCAGCGTTAATCAATTCTCGCACACCTGTATATTGCTGAGAGAATGTAGCGGCAATAGACCAAAACCCAGTCATAAGCTCATCAATTTTCTCAGGCGTTACAGGCGCAGGATCATTGCCATCGGCTTCTAAAATGCCCTCCCAGTCAACAATGGCAGACCGCGCAAGCCCACGTGCCAAGTATTCTTCAGCCAATGCTTCACGGATTTCAGGGTTTTCAACATCTGGTAAATCATCAAGCGATGCGCCGATTTCTTTTCGCTTACGATATTCTTCGCCAATATCAGTGAGGCGCTTGTTCATAAAGGCTCGCGCCGCATAAAATATCGGGCTTGTGCAAGGGCGCACTTTTACCCGAACACCAAGCCCCAAATCCAGCCAATAGCATTCTGTTTGAATATTGAGTTTTAACATTAATAGCTCTCCACATCGTTGATTAGGGTGATTGTGACCATGTTGCCCAGCAGAGCATCTTTTGCGCCCTGATAATCGTATGAGGCTTCGATGCCCCCGGGACCAGAAATGGATCGTTTTGGTTTTGGCAAATACACTTCATGGCATTCAATGACCAGCTGATGATCCGTATCAATCGTATAAGCCAATTCCAAATCAATGGGCGTGCCAGAACGCGCAGCATCCATTAGCGTCGTATCCGCATAGCGAACTGAGATATTTCCGCTTAATGCGGCAACGCCCGGGTCAACACCATCAATCTTTCCATCATTACGAATTGTTTCGATACGCTCCAGATTGTTTGTGTAATTAAACGCAGCAGAACTCACATTCCCCAGCGCCTGACCACCTTGCTTCACCGAGCCTTGGAATTGTGAAAACCGCGTATAATCGACTTCTTGTGGTGTGCTAGCGATGGTCGCCGTTTGCGCTGTTTCGCCCTGACCAATAAGACCAATTGTGGCTTGTGCTTCACCTGATCGCGCAAAATTAAGCGCAAGAGAGTTTGCACGCACGCCAGCAAATAAAGGAAAGTCAGGGATTTCAGGAAGACCAAGTTCAACAGCCAAGCTCGGCAGACTAAGCCCACCTGATTTAAACTCATGGCTATATGGCCCAGCGCCTGTGGTTGTTGGCGCACCAAAAACAGCTTTTAACCAATGCCCCATATTACGCAGATCAACTGGCACAACAATATCACCATCAACATTGATAACATCTTGATATGGCTGGGTTGGATCGCGCCCTAGTCCTAAGATATTTGATTCAATAAGCCCTTGCGCTGAATCCAGATCACTGGACACAAAAGGTACTAAATGAAAAGCCCCCGGGGCTGGGGGCGTTCCGTAAGTGGTTTCAAAACCAATAAGCATGCGGGCATTCCACCCATAAGCGCGTGACATAGCATTTCTCCTTTATATTAGTGGGTTGGTTGTTGTGTATTCTAAATAAACAGGCACGACCGCCGCTTTAATGGTCGGTGCGCCCGGTGTTGTTTCGCTTAAAAATTCAGGCGATCCGATATGCAGGTAATCAACCGCGCCATTTAAATTCAGATTAAGCGCAAGCGTTTCCCCGATAGATCGCAGTAGATTGTCCAAGGCTTCATCTCGTGCCTGCTGTTCTGCTTCTTGTACCAATGCCTCAATCTCTGCTTGGTGCATGTAATGATACCGCGTGGGGGAAAGCGTTACTTCCGGCTCGCCAACATCCCCATCACGCACGATAATTAACCCCGCATCAGATATCTTTGTGGGCAATGGAGCATTCCGCAAAACTTCCGCATCTGGCACATTATCTTTCAGGCATAAAAAAAGGCCCGCTAAGGCCTGTTCTCTTGTTGTTGTCATGTTTATTTATCCTATTCGCTAAACCGCTGTGATCGTTCTTTAATAATCTCAATAATTTCTTCAAAAACATCAGAGGTTAACCCTTCTTCTTGAAGTTCTATTCGAAGCGTTATCGCTGCATCAACAATCTTTTCAGACATTCTTTTTATTTGCCTATTCATCGCAGATTGCGCTGCTTTTGTATCGGCAACTATTCTGTAGAAGTGGCGCAGATAAATGTCTCTGGGTTTATATTTACCACCGATCTTCATGGCCAGTTTTTCAGACAAATCTGGGTACACTGCCGTGCTTAATAAATCATAGGCTGGTGCAAGCTCTGGTTTATCGCCTTTGTATAGGAGCGAGAAGTTCTTACCGTGAGCATCTGCGTTACCAATCAGATAATTAAAAATCACAATATCCAGCAATTTAATCTGATCTGCAGCAGGTCTTGCCGTATGATTGGCTATTACGTCCTGACATGCTGAAACACTCGGTCCACCCTCGCGTTCATATTTAATTTCGGGGGCAATTCCCAGCGCTTGGCAAAAATCCTCCTGATGAATGCGTTTGACACTTCCACCTTCATCAATGATACGATCATAACGCTCAACTAAATAATACGGCATATCATCAACAAAATGTAGCGTAGCCTCAGGCACATCAATGCCCATACGCCCCGCCAGTTTCATACAAAAAAGCTCGTTATGGGCGCTATCTTTTACACGCTCAATAATTGGCTTGAGAATATGCGTTGTGGGTGCGCCAGCTTTGATAAGCTGTACTTTTCCGTTTTCAAACCCGACGGCAAGTTTGTCCTGCGCTCCGGCTAAAGATAGTCTGTAACCATCGTCACCAGCAAGCATAGGACGGCGCTTAATCAAGTCTAAAATCTCTTTAAGCCTGGCATCATCAAGGCTCTCAACTTCTTTTACTTCTTCTGAAGGTTTTCGACCTTGCGGATAAAGCGCCAACGCACCAGCACAGTCACCACCAACTATTTCCAATAGTGCAAACGGGTTCTTCTCTGAAACACCCAAATATCCAGCCAAACGCTCCCGCACACTTTCTTCTGGCAAAAGGCCTGAAAAAAAGGCTTTTGCAACTTTACCCTTGTGCCGTTTCTGTGTTGATGGGAGCGATAGTGAAATGTCGTGAGCTTTGGTTTCAAGATAGCTCTGATCATAAGCAAATTCTAAATATCCACTATCATCTTGGGTCAGTGTGCCGACGAAGTTATCACACAGGTAAACATCTAATATACGGCTCATAATTTTATTCCATTCGCTTCAATATCTATTCCAAGCATTGCAACAACCTTTAGAGCCTTGCCGATGTGACAAGATTCTTTTCCTTGTTCCAATTCACGAATGAACCGCACACCGACACCTGTTGTGGCAGCGAGCTGTTCTTGTGTTAATCCTTGCTCTTTACGAGCTTGTCTGATCATTTCGCCAAGTTTTTCAATTTTATTTACAGTCATTTATCAACCCTTTCGGGATGATTTTAGCATAACTAACCTCATTATCAAGTAAATAAACCCGTTCGGGAGGATTTTAGCTTTTTACCCTCTGTATTTACATTTTCATCCCGTTCGGGGTGATTTTGTTTATTTTGGATCGGATATTGGTACTATTACTACCGATACAGGGACCAAAATAAAGAAAGTCGCCATTATTCTTTAAAAATATGCCTGTAAACAAACTCAGAGTTTGCTTCTTGTCATTTATTTACTGTTAATCATCTGGCCAATTCTTTAAAATCAGCCGAGGCAGTTTATCGAACCAGCGTTTGGCTTCCGCATCAAACTTAATCAATTTTGGCAGTTTCACTTGAGGCACAAGCCAAAACATCACAACAGTTGAGAGCTTATTGCCAGTTTTCAGGTTGCGTTTACCAGCTTTTCTAAAGCCGCGAAGTTCGCCTGTTTTACGCGCATAAGAAGCCTGCACATTTTCCGCGACCAGCAAAGATGGCCCATTGCGCCTGTAAACAAAACGAAGCTTCCCAAAACGATGCTCAGGAAAGTTGCTCGGGTTGATCCGCTTGCCACCCACACCACGTTTGGGAGCATTTGGCGTTGGTATCGCAAGCCACCATCCATCTTTGGAACGAACAACCGTACCTTCATCAAACCCCGCCATAATCTTACTGGCCTTGGTATAAACAAGCCCTGCAGCGCGGATAGAGTTTTGTGAACGTGGATAAATATCACCGCGCCAAGTGTTGGCCATTCTTTGTCCTAAACCAGATGAGTGAACCTGCCTGCGCATGGCAAGTTTTAGGCCAGTCGTTGTTTCTTTGATGCCCATGGTCACGGCTTTTTCTGCAGTCGAAAACTCAGCCTTCATATGTTTTTTGAGGTTACCCTCAATAGCTGCTTTAAGACGCATATGCTTCCATCCTTAAAATAATGCCATGTTGATCAAGCATAGGTTCGCCTTGCACCGTATAGATTTTCTCATCAATTTTGATCTGATAGATCGCTTTGCCAACCTCAATATCCAATGCTTTCACTTCAAACAAATCTGTTTCTGTATGAACACGTGTGTCCATGACATCTATAACTTTGTCGGGGAAGCGATGAATAACCAATCCTTCGCCAGTTGTATTGTCCTTAAAAGTAAAATGCGCCGCTTGCCCAAATTTAGCAAACAGCGCATCTACAGCTTTTAGGACACTAGCTTTGAACGTCATCGCCACTATCCTCATCGGAGTCATTATCCGCATCATCACCAGCGCCTACATTTTGATCAGCCTCTTGTTCTTTCAAGAAAACCTCCCAAGCGGCATCACGCTGCGCGGCAGAAATATTGGCATCAAGTAAGATCTCCAGCGCATCAACATTTGGCTTGCCGCTTTTGCCGTAATCTTGAGATGGATCAAGGTCATGAATTACGTCCACAATATCTTCCAAAGTTGGAACAGGCTTGGCTGGCTCAGAGGGTTTTTCTGGCGCGACTTTCGCATCAGTTGACACTTTATCATCAGAAGCAAAGCCACGCTTTATAAGGCTTTTTGCCTCTTCTGTTTCAACATCCACAAACTTGCCAGGTAAGACCGCTTTGCCATCCACATGTAATGTAATAAGAGCTTTAATTTTCATGATTAATCTCCCTTATCTTACTGTTGCACAAAATGATGCATTCGGGCGGTAAGGCACAATCAGCGGCGCAGATTGCAACAACAACCAGCGCACAGCAGGATCTTCCTCTAACCAAGATTTAGAGAAATATCGTTGCGCACGATATCCAGCCTTTTCATCCTGAATAACACCGTAACAACGCGTGCCTTCCAACTGACGGGGCGATCCAATAAGAACCGTATAATCAGGCAGAAGTTTTTGCATCTGGTCGTTATCATCGATATAGCGATCATTATAGACCCAGAAATCAAGATCACCGATTGTACCAACGTAACGTGCCAGCTCATTGCCTTGACCAAAAGCAATGGGGCCAAGACTGATATTGGCGCTATCACGTAAACGTCGAATATCTAAAAGCTTCTCAACTTTTGGATCAAGTTTGAACACGCGCCATGCCAACGTATCCATGATAACTGTGCGACCTGCCGCCCCAGATTTTTCCTGAATTTTGGCGACCCAATCTTCAAGGTTGTCAAGGGGACTGACATTGCTTTCACCCCAGCGCGAACTTCCTGCCAAAGCGACGGTTAATTCTGGATCGCGTCCAAAATCAACAACCACCGTTGGATACTCCTCACCAGTTACTGTGATTTTACCTGTCCGTAAGGCTTCGGCAGCCATGACTTCTTCACGGCGCGTTAGGTTTTCAAGCTGCTTGTTGAGTGTGCGGTTTAAATTGGCTTCCAAACGCTGTCCCGGACTGAGTGTCCCGCCAATCTTTTCACCAATGGCACGCTTTAAAGGGCGTGATGGATCAAAGCGACGTTTGTCTTTTGCGTAGGCAGGTCTGAAGCTTTTCGTACTAAACCCTGCATCGTCCACGACTTTACCAGCAACCAGCGGCGACACAAAAGGTGTCAGGCGCGGTTTCGATTTGTCGATATCGAAGTGGATTTCTTCGGACTCCTCAGTTTGAACTTGCCCGAAAAATGAATCGAGCAAGAATGATGCAGGGCGATCCAAATGTTCGACCACTCGCGTGAGAATATGTGTATTAAAAATGTCGATAGACATGGTATTTACCTCCTTTAGGCTGATTGGTTTTTGGCTAAAAATATGCTTTTGGCGCGAAGCGGTATGCGGATGCTATCCAGCGTATGTCCTGCGCCTAGCTCAAGAGCGTGTTCATTGAACTCCCCTGAAAAATAGACAACGGCTTGAACATCGTTACCACTTGCAAAGACATCTTCCGCTAAAATAGCATCAGGCAATTCAGTGCCATCAGAGCTTGCCGAAGTGCTTAAGGCGAATTGGCCACTAGCTGTGACCCGCCCAAGGACAGCGCCCTTGGTTAAGTCTGCGCCAGCGGCAATTGTTACAATACGCTCAATGCGGGGATATTCTCCCGCGACTAAGTTGCAAGGCTTATAACTGCCTTGATCTTTCAATCCTTCTGCATGTGTCATAGTTGGTTTCTCCTTTTGGGTTTAAGTTGCGGAAGCGATGCGGCTGGCGACGGTTTCAATGTCACCGGCACTCTCATCTGCATCGGGGGTTATTTCAGGATTAGAAACACCCGCCATTACACGCTCAAACGAGGTGGTTGCGGTTGGTTCTTCTTTTGGTGCATTGGCAAGTAGATGGCTTGCATCAACAGCACTGATTTCCGTTGAAAGCGCAATCTCTTGAGCTAATTGCTCTCGACCTTCGGCATGCTCACAGCTTAAAACATCTTTCAAGCGCTCACGCTCTTTCTTTGCACTATTACTTTGGATTGTGGCGAGCAGATCAGGGTGATCTTTACTGAACGCTTCAAGCGTTAAGGTTTCTGTTGTCATGGGTGGTTTCTCCTTTTGAGGTTGATGGGTTTCGGATACTAAAAAGCCCTCGCTCGATTTATGGTCGGGAAAGCTTGTTTCGTCTTTTTGAGAAAGCTCAGCAATGAGCCTTTCCAAACTTCCTATGCGATCAGCAAGGCCAGCATTAACGGCTAACCCTCCAATCATGACATCACCGCCGCCAAAATTGACCTGAACATCGTTGGCAGTA